TGGGATGTAATCTGTTGGTCTTCCTATCTCGTCCAAATTAATAGCAAATTGTTCGTCCATGTATTTAGCAAGAGGGTCAAATGGTCGCTTGTCTTGTGTAGCACCATCAGTTCCTATTACTTCTCTCATACCAATACCAACAAGACCAATACAATCGTGAGGTAGTGTTATGTATCTATGCTTGAAGGTGCAGGTTACATCTGCGTTAGAGTTTCCTATCTTTGGTGTTTTTTCCCAAAGTGAGTTTAGACGTTGTTGGTCTTTATCCATACGCTGAAAGTAAACTAAAATTTTATTTGGATAGGCAACATCAGTTTTAATTTGTGTAATCCAATACTCTCCAAGATTGGCTAATGGCTTATTAGTAATAATGTCTGTGCCGCCTGTAATTGAAATAATACAACCAGCAGAAAGCCAATCTGGCACATCAGTATCGGGACAAACAGCAGCAGCAAAGTAAGTAGGTCCATTAAAATCATTTATGATACTTACTCTTGCTGCGTTAGTAGCATCTACTGGAAGTGTCTTATCAGCAAAAGCCCAAATCTTTGTTTCTTTCTGCGCCCACTTCCATTTGCGGTCACTAAATAATGAAAGGTAAATATCATTTAGAGTGCTTCTCACTTCTTCACGATACTCTGGAACTTCTGGGTTGTAATCCAAAATGTTTCCTACTTGATTAATAAGTTCTCCCAAGTTCATTATTTGTTTTCCCTCTACAATAAGTAGTTTCTTTTCGGTAAAGAAAAAGCCCCTCAACCATTTCTGGAAGAGGGGCCTATTTACCTAACTAACTAATTAGGACCAGTTGGCTCTAACGTAGACAGTGCGAGTTTGGGTGCCAGCAGCAGCAGCGAGGGCATCTACAAGGAAACCACAAACTGGAACAAGTGCGCCAGTTGTGAGAACAGCCACACCAGCGGTGTTGCTGATTTGTAGAGCATCACCAACGTTGATGCCTGCACCGCTTTCTGTAACAGAAGCTTCAACCATACCGCGAGTAACAACCTCGACCTTTCCACCAGCAGCAGCGGCAGTAAGAGCAACACCAACAACTACAGAAGCAGTTGAGGTAATACCCGCACCAGCGGCAGCGTTGCCGTCAGCAGGAACAACTTTAAGGGATTTATCCCCATCGCTGTTTGCTACTGTAAGGTCAAGAGCAACCCATTGACCGACAGAAATAGTTGAAGAAGCAATAAAGATTTCCTCTACTCTGCGATTTGATGGTGTTAAGCCTGCGCTTGTTCCATCTGCGAATGTTCCATCTAATGATTGAATTAATGTTGAAGTAGCCATTTGATTATGCCTCCCCGTCGATTAGAAGACCTTGGCAAGCAAGGTGGTCTACGACTAATTGTGCTCTTGTCATGATTTGTGCTGAACGTGAAGCATAACCACTTACATGCTCGAAATCGCTTAACTCAAAGTTTGCGTCTTTATCGACAACAAGTTTGAGGTATTCGCTATTAAGGAAGTAAGCAGAAATAGCATCGCCTGCGGCTGGACCTGCGGTAATGGTTGCTGGGAGGAATGGGTCAACATACATCATAGCACCATTGAAAGCAAGAGCCAAGCGTCCACCATCTAATACAGTTTCCTTCATGTAGAATTCCTGTGCGAACAGAAGGTTCTTGTAGGTCTTGTAGAAATTAGCAGAAGCAAGGATTAAGTTAGGAGCACTTGTTGGACTGAAGATTTGACATTGAATGTAAAGGTCAGTAAGATTATCAATACCAAGTGAACCAGCAGCATCAACAAACTGATTTTGATAAGAAGCAGGGAAGGCAGATTTAGAAATGCCGCCAACAGTATTGGTCTGTGTAGCAAAGGTTCTTGCCTCAAAGAAACCTGTGGTTAGACCAGAGGCTCCATTAAGAGAAGACATATCGGTAAGAATAGTTGAAGAGCCTGCTACTGCTTGCTTCTCAAATTCTCTTTTTAGCATTCCCATTACTGACTTAAGGCGGGCTTCTGCGATTTTAACTATTGCTCTATCACCTTTATTAGCAAGTTCTTCCTTGCGTGTGATTACAATTGGAGCAACGAAATCACAGAAGTTGTATGAAGCATTACGCATAGCGTCTGCTACTGCTAATGAGACAGGCTCATAGCCAGTAGAGAGTTGTGTGATGCTTGAGTGTTCTGCGAGGATTAGGGCTCTGTCTATGGTGGAACCACCATCTACTTCCTCAACACCGCCCTTCTCACGTATTTTCTCAAGAAGTGGAGTTGCTTTGAATAAGTTGTCAACTTCTTGGTCTTTTACGATGCGTAGTGTTGAGGATAATACGTCATTACTTAAAGGCATAATTATTATTCTCCTGTTTTAGATTAAATACATTTGGTTTTAGAATTGGTTTGTTAATCGGGTTGTTTCTTGCGAAGTCCGTTGTAAGAAACTTATTCCTGTTAAAACCAAATACAGGAGGTTTCTATAATAAGTAATTTCTTTTTCCTACTTCTTTTGGGCTGAAACCCATTCGTAGATTGCTATGGCTCCCTTGCTTCTAACGTGGTCTGGGATTTCACTTGCTCTACCACGATTAGCACCACCTACTTTAAGTCCGTAATCTCTTGCTGCTTTCTTGTATTCAGCAAGTTCAACCTCTGTTTTACGGGAGTATTCAGTAGTCTTTTGACCTTTTACAATCCAGTATGCTTTTTCTAATGTTAAGTTTTTATCAGTCAATAAAAGTTTTGCTATGTCTGTCTTGTATGTTTGTAGGTCTGGATTATCTTTCTTAAAGTTTTCTAATGCGATTTGTCTTTTGTTTAATTCAGCCTCTTGTCTCATAGGCTCAATAAGTTCTTTCATACGTTTAGCGACTTCTGCTGTAATCTTTGCTTCAATAGAAGATGGATTAAATGGGTCTAACTCACCTGTAAAACTTTCGCTTTGTGTTTTAACCCTATCATAGAAACCACTTTCAAGCATAGCCTTGCGGTCGCCTTCAAGTTGTTTCTTCTGTTCTGCTATGCTTTGTGTCTTTCTTGTGTAATCAGCACGAAGGTTTGCTACAATTTTCTTTGCGTCGTCTGGTAAAGTATCATAAATCTGTGAGTAGTTTAGACCTTTTGTTTCTCCAATACCAAAGTCTGGGGCAGTATCAATAGAAGTATCTTCTACTTCCTTATTGTAATAGGCTGTTGTCTCTTCTGCTCTTTGTGCGTCCCTTCTTTCAGCAGAGGCTCTTGCGTCTTCAAGGGCTTTAATTGCGGTCATTCTGGTTGTTGCTTGTGGGCTATTTCCAACAGAGACAGGTGTAGAAGTAGCACTTGCTTCTCCTACCCCATTATTCCCTGTGGGAGTTGGGGTTGAGGTATTATCCATTTTGTATTTCCTTATTTAGATTTGTTTAGTTTTTGTAATGCTTTTTTGTAAAGCCCGCATCCATAGGCTTTTTTTGGTTTAGGTCTTCCTACGATACGATTGGTAGAAGCAGCAACATCATTAGAGAGAGGCATTACATTCTTTCCATCATAACACTATCTTCTTCTTCAGCAGACATTTCAGCAACAGGAGGCGCAACTGATACTTCTACTTCTGCTTCTATTTTCTTTGGTGCTGACTTTACAAACATTTGGAAGTCTCTATTCTTTCCAAGAAGAATAACTTTACCAGCAGCCATTTCTAATCCTCTACCATCTGTAAGAGTATCAAGAGGAGGGGCAAGGTCTGGAAGCATAGCCTCATTAGCAGCAGCGTTTATCATAACTAATGGTTTGTAAATTTCTAATGGAAGTTTACCTTTTACATCTTCTTGGAATAAAGCAACAGGAGGTAGTGATGGGTCAAAGAGAGGAAGTATTTTATTGATACTATCTCCTAAAACATTTAGAGGACGAGTTGGATAATCACCGACAGGTGCTGCTTCTTCGCTCATACCATCAAGTTCTTCATCAATAGCAGCAGCATCAGCCATAGCCTTCATTTCTCCTTCACCGCTTTCCATTTCACCTTCTTCCATTTCAAGAGCCATCATATCTTCTTTAGCCATTTTTAATCTCCTACAATAAGTTATTTGTTTTTCTAATTACCAGAATTGATTTCACCATCAAGCAGCCCTCTTGATTTTAGTTTATCAACTGAAAATGTTTCTGCTAATGCTTTCTCAATAGAACCAGTTTCTTTCATTATTCTTGTGTAATCTTGTGTATCCTTGATGTGATTTTCTGTATCAACAATTTGTTTGTGAACTTGGTCGTCAATAAAGTTTTTACCACCAACCAAATCACTTGAAGCAACAAGTCCGTTTTTTCTTAAATACTTTTCTTTTTCCATAGAACTATTAAAATGTCTACCAAGGCAAGCATCAAATCCACCACCTGTATCTCCCCATCTACCTGCTGTTCTGGCTGGCATAGGTAGTTGTGTATTCATTATTACATTACAAGTAGGACAAGATTGATTATTCTTTGCTTCGTATTTTACTAAACGTTCTACTTTTGTTTTACATGAAGGACATACATAATCATAAATAGGCATTATCTAATTCCTGTGTTTGGTAGTAGTGGAGTAATGTTTTTAACTGATGGATTTAATACTGCTCCTAATGGAGTAGGTGCGACTTGTGGAGGAGCAGCAGCAGGAACACGTTTGGCTTCTTCTCTTATCATCATTTCTTTAATGGCTTCAGCCTTAAATGTTTCTGGAAGATTTAGAACACGGACAAGTTCATTTAAGATAAGTTCTTTAGGCACTCCAAGGGCCGTCAAGGTAGGTATGTTCGCAAGCAGTTGTCCTTTATTGATTGCTTCGCTAATTGGCGTAGAGGAACTATCAGCAGCATAGACGTTGAAGTCTCCAACAACATCCTCTGTCGATACAACTTCCATTTTATTATCTATGTAGATTAGTTGTTTATCTCCTTCTGCGAGATAAAGACCAAGAATAGAAAGATAAAGTTTTACCATGTTCTCAATTACAGCATCACGCTCTCTCGCAAGTCTTCCTATTTCGCTGGAAGTGTAAGCAGCAAGAGCAGCAGTTTCAGCAGCAGTAACCTTGGTGGCTTCTCCTCTTGTAAAGGGAGCCATGATAGAACCTTTATCTTTATCACCAGAAACCATTTGATAATACATTTGTAGTTCTGGTGGAGTTGGATTTTGTGGAAGAGGTTTGATTACACCATCAAGGCTTTCATCTTCAATCTCAATAAAGATGCCGTCTATACCTGCTGTGATTTGAGACATTTGTTCGCTGTCTAATGAACCTTTCTTTACAAGGTATTGACGAGAGGCTTTACGAACAGCGTTGGCTTGAAATGAACGTATAATATTCATCTCAAAGATTTGGTCGTAAATTCTTTTCATCGCAGAGTATCCTTCTAATGGAGTATCTGGAATACGATTGAAATAGAATGGAGCAATTGGAGGAGAAGGCTTACCATCATAAGTGCGGAAAGGAATAGCAACATTTTGAGATAGAAGTATTTTATCTTCTTTCCAAGATGGAGAATAGAAGATAAGTCTGTCTTCTACCAAGTCATAGAGTTCAACAATCTGGACGTATTCATAAGCAGATTGTGGTTCGTGTCTAACGTCTGTGCTGTCCTTTCCTTTATTAAAGTATTCAGTAGAGTATTTAGACATAGGCAACCATTCTTTATTACCAAACTTCTCATTTGCTTCTCTAACTGTAAGATAATAAATGTGTCCTACATACTTCTGTAAGTCCCAACGTGGAGCATCATAATCTAAAATAACTTCCCAAGGTGGTATTGATACTGGTAATACTTTCTGTAATAGATTTCCTGTATCTTGTGGAACTAACTTAACAAAGGAGTGAGTGTAGATAAGAGCCATGCGTGAAGCACTCTCAATTTCTCTACGGCTTCTTTCAAGAAACTCATTAGCAATAAACTGGGATTTCTTTACAGCACCTTTATTCTCTAACCCTGTCTTTAATACAACGTTAGGATGTTTAGCATAGAGAGAAGCAATAAAACTTTCTATGTAAGCATAGCCTTCACTTACTTGTATTTGTAGTTGTGTATTAGAAAAGTCATTACCTATACCTTGCTCTTCCCAGAAGTTGGTTTCGTATGCTGCCTTATAGCGTTTCATTTCTTGACGCTTCTTCTCCCAATAAGTTTCATGGAATGATACAAGTTGTTTAATTTCTTTTATCTTCATCTACAAGTTCCCTCTATTATTAGTAATGTCTTTTTTTATTATAGGAGTATCCAACAGGTGTCATACCTAATGGAACACTACCAAATCTTTTTGATGCTGCTTTTCTTTTCCATTCATCTATTGGGTTTACTCTTTCTTCTCTCCATACTTCCTTACCTTTCAAAGCCCAATAGCAAAGCATAGTAGAGAATAGCAAATCATCATGGTTTCCCTTTGGATGGTCTGGTCTATCATTCATCCAGACACAAGTTTTTAATTGAGCCAATAAATCTGTATCCATACCAACAATAGTTTCATCTTCTATTATTTCCTTGAAGTGAGAGAATAGTTTATTACGATTACCAGATGTAGTATTAAACCATTTACCATCTTTATCTTTCCATAACTTCTTCCAACCCCATCCTATGATTGCTTCTAATACTGATGCTCCATAAGAATTTGCTTCTACTATTATTGTAGGTGTTCCATACTCTAATGCTGTTTCATAAAGTATTTCAGCAAAGGCTCTTGGTGTTATTGTGTTAGAGAGATAATGATAGACAGGTTGTAATGTATCATTATGTATTATTGTAAAGGCTGAATAATCACCACCTACTCCAGCAGATGTATCAACTCCTATAGTATAATTATCTCCATCTATTATTTGATGTTTATACTTTCTCTTCTCTCTATGTCCTAACTTAATTTCTTTTATCTCTTCACACTTATCATTCCAGAAGTAAGGAGTTGTTCTACTTCCTTTAAATGCTTCTTCTATTGTTCTTGGATACTCTCTAATAAACTTATCATAGCCTAATGTATTTATTTGTTTTCTTCTCCAAGAGATTTGAGGAATAGTTAATCCACCTTTGATTAATTCTTTCTCTTCATCATAAACTCTTTGTAATCTCTCTATACCTTTATCTTGGTATTCATCATTACAAGTCCAAGGAAAGAATAATACTTTCCATTCATTCTTTCCAGCCAATCCATCTTCTACTAATTTATTAAAGTAATCTCCTGCTATGTTAGGTGAACTCTCTATAACTATTTGTCCTTCACCAACAGCAGCAAAGATTGTAGCAAGGGCTTCTTCTGGATTTTCATAGAAAGGAAACTCACTTAAATGTGCGTGAGTAAATACATAACTTCTTGTTCCTCCTTGCCCCCCTGCTGTAAATGCTTTTAATTCAGCACCATTCTTTTTACGCATGGTTCTATGAGTGGCTTTATCTATTAGAGGCTTTATCTTTATTGGAAGATTATTGTAAAATGTTTTATCTGTATTATGTAAGTTGTCTGCTGCTTCTCTTGTATGTGCTACTACTCCTAACTTAACTGGTTCTTGTGCTGAATACCATAGCCAGAATTGATATGCTCTAACTAATGTAGAGATACCTAACTGCCTTGCTTTAACTACTATAATTCTTTTATGTCCCTCTAACAATAATTCCAACAACTCACTCTGCGCTTTATTCAAGTCAAAGTAAGTTAATCTTTGTTTCTCTTTATTATAAATTGTAAGGGCTGAAATGAAATCTTGTGGGGTCATTTATTTATTTAATCTCGCTGATACATTTGATACATTAGATAGTATCATAATACATTTGGAACTATTGGAATTACTTACCACCTTTAACAACTTTCAATCTATCTTGGAAATCTTTAAGTGTTGTATCTTCTCCAGCCTCTCCCAATTCTTTCTGGACTTTCTTTAATAGTATCTGTGCGTTGAGAATATCAAGGATTATCTTTGGAGTAATCTTATTAGTGAGTGCTTCATTACCTTCCATTTCCATTAAACATAATTCCATAAAATGTTTTAATACTTCCTCGTAATCATTATCTTTAGCAGCCCTACGACATTTGCGAATAGTTCTTTGTCTATGCGTATGTCTGGATGGTTTATCAGTTTCTTCTAACATTTTTAATCTCCTCTATTTCTTTTAATACTTTTTGATACTTCTTCCAAGCAGTTGATACAGAACACTCTAATGTATCAGCCATGTGTTGAAATCCCTTACAATTAACGAAACAATTTAGAACTCTCTGGCTCTCTACTGATAGACTATTAACTATCTTATTTGCTTCCTCTAATAATAGTGATTTTCTTTCGTCTTCTTCCCTATTTAGAGGGTTATTATCTATCATCCTAATCATTTTATCTTCTTCATCTACATCATTCTTTCCATTTAATACATGCTCTATAAAGTTATTGTCTCTCTGTAAAATCACTTTAACTTCCCAATCTTTATCATTCATTTTCTTTTATTCTCTGCTCGCTTTCTATACCCCAAATAATCTCTTTAACTTTTAGGTGTATGCTCTCTGTTAGTTTACTACAATCCTCTACCTTCTGGATTAGTCTATCAAACTTATCATCAATTTGTTTTAGACTTCCCTTTAGTTCTTCTATCTCGCTTGGGTTCATCTTCTCTATCTCCTCTTGGTTCTTCAGCAGATTGTAATACTGCTGGCTGGGCTTTAATTTCTGGCTCTCCAATCTTTCTCTTAAGTCTGCTCCGTAAACTGGGGGCATTATCTTTGGCGTATCTTTGTATCTCATCTTCTTCTATTCCTTCTTCAAATAACATCTTCAGTAACCATAATTGTTTTTGGTTTAGTTCTCTCATTTACTTCTCTCCGTTTAGTTCTATTCCTATCCAATCAAATCCTAAACTTGTTGCTGCTTTACCTGTTGTTCCGCTTCCCATGAAAGGGTCTAACACTTTACCATTAGGAGGTGTTGTTGTTAGTATACAATTGGTTGGAAGTTCTATTGGAAATGGAGCAGGATGTTTATTCTTTCTGTCTGGTGGTATCTCCCATACATTTGTCTTGAATAATCCTTTTGTTCTATCGTAATAAGTTCTTGCTTCTTTATCTTTTTGTATCCAGAAAATCCATTCTGTTGTTGGGAAGAAGTAAGACTTATCTAACTTGGGTGTGTTCTTTCTATTCCAGATTATGATTTGTTTAATGGGATAGTTTAATACCCAAGAAGGAAAGTAAGTTTGATGTTCTCTTAAAATGTCTGTATGATTATAGAAGATAGAGCCTGTATCTTTTAATACTCTTATCAATTCATCCATTACTTCTTTGTGATACTGAATGTATTGTTGAGGCTCCATACAATCATCAAAGGAACCATAAGTTATTCTTCTACTCTTTGTCTTGAAACCATTATTAATGTTTCTATTCCTCGACCAATACCCTTTGTTGTATGGAGGAGATGTAATGATTGTATCAAATGTATTATCTGGAAGGGTCTTTAATACTTCTAATGTATCGCCCTTGATTGTTTGGTTCCAGTTCATTCTCCTATTCTCTTCTGGGCTATTGTATAGTAGCCTTCATCCATCTCTATACCAATAAAGTTTCTATTAAGTTTCTTTGCTGCTATGCCTGTTGAACCACTACCCATAAAG